GTTAGACAACAGAGGAAATTCACCAACAAGACCATTTGTAAGCATCCAGAGAGCTTTCCTTGAGGTAGCAAGATTCTCGTATTCCCCAGGCATTGATAATGATCGTTTTGATCAATTCACAATTATGTTGTCTCCTGGTGTACACCACATTGACAACCGCCCAGGCATAGAAGATGTAGAAAATCTTCCTATTTTTCAGTATAATCAAGCATTAGGCGAGTGGGAAACTAATTCTAATGTAAGTTTTGATTTAAGCGATCCAAATAACATTCTTTATAAGTTTAATGGACGTGATGGTGGATGTACTATTCCTAGAGGCACATCTCTCGTAGGTATGGATCTGCGTAGAACTCAACTACGTCCTTTGTATGTTCCTGATCCTGCTGACAAAGATGTTCCTCGTTGTGCGCTATTCAATGTAACTGGTGGATGCTATTTCTGGCAATTTACTATTCAAGATGGTGATCTTTCTTCCAATTCACCACTATATGATTCTGCTGCTGGTATCGGTAAGGTTTACACACAACCAAATGATACTGTTACTAAGGTAGTACCAGAATTCTCTCACCACAAGATTACAAACTTTGTTTTTGCTGATAGACAAGATTTAGGATTACTTTATAGAAAAATCGCTCATGTCTTCAGTGACTTTCAACCACCTATTGATGATGTTTATGTAGAAGGTCAAACTCTTCCTGTAACCGAGTATTGGTCTTCAACCACCACCTATACTGCTGGTGATAAAGTTCTTTATAATGGTCAAGCATATCAGGCTACATCATCATCAACAAATTCAAGACCAACAACAAACCCAAATAAGTGGGCATTGATGGTCATTCGCAATAGAGAATTTGATTTTAGAGTACAAGAAAATAGAATCGTTGGTCCTCTACAGGATGCTGTTCGTATTGATGAAGCAAGAATTGATGATTCTTCGCCTGCTGGTATTGCCACTTTAACTGTACGTACCAAAATTAATCATGGGTTCTTCCCTGGTCAGTATGTTGCTATTACCAATAATGGTTTGAATGATACTCTAAATGGAGTATTCCAAGTTGCTAGTATCAGTCCAACAGACCCTAAGGTATTCACATACAGAGTTGCGGCAACCGCTACTGGTCTTGGACTTGTAAGCGGCACAACTTACACTTCTGCTTCATCCCCTGCTCTCGATACTAATGCCACCGTACAGGCGGAAGTAGATAGCGTAGAATCGGCATCACCATACGTCTTCAACGTTTCGATTCGTTCGACTTGGGGTATTTGTGGTATCTGGGCAGATGGTAAGAAAGCCACTGGATTCAAATCCATGGTTATTGCTCAGTACACTGGTGTTTCGCTACAGAAAGACGACCGTGCGTTCATTCGCTACGATGAGTTTAGCAACACTTGGAACCAGGCACCACTAACTGACGCATTTGCTACCACTCCTTATCACATTAAGGGTGACGCATATTGGAAAGATGACTGGAGAAACTTCCACGTTAAGGCATCTGATGACTCCTTCATTCAGTGCGTTTCGATCTTCGCTGTGGGTTTTGCTGATCACTTCCTGATGGAGTCTGGTGGTGATATGTCTATCACCAACTCGAACTCAAACTTCGGTAACACCTCCCTACATGCTATTGGATATAAAGGTTTTGCTTTCAACCAAGATAAGGGTGGATATGTTACAGATATTATTCCACCAAAATCACTGTCTACATTAAAAACAATTAGGAAGCAATATTATACATTTGATGTACCTCTAGTAAGAGGCACTTCACTGAATCCAAACTCAACAAGATTGTATCTTGGTTCTGAAGATGCTCGCAATCCTGAGGATCGCCCAGCAGCATCTATTGATGGTTATCGTTTGGGTGCCAAGAGAAATGAGAAAATCTATGTCAAATTAGATGCTTCTGGTGCTAAATCAGCTGATTTAATTCACTCTGGTTTTAAAAAGTGGACAGCATCACTCTCGACTTTAAATCCAACTGGCGTTGGTTTTACAACTGAGTATAATTTAAGACAGGATGCTGCTAATTTAATTGACGCAAACAAGACATTCATTCAAGCAGAAGCTTTTGGGTATATTTTGGAAAAATATCCAAATCTTCAGAATATTTCCTACGTTAATCCAAATATTACAGCAGAAACTGGTCGTTACAGAGACGCAAGTAATCTAATCAAAGCAAACCGTCAAGAAATCATTGACTATGCTTTCACGCAAATGCAGACAGCATATCCAGCATTTACTGTTCCTGGTGGAGTAAATGCCAATGAAAAGTGTAAGCGTGATATTGGATACATTGTAGATGCTATCGCCAATGACTTATATACTGGTGGCAACTCAAATATGATTGATGCCACAAAGGCATACTTTACATCTACTGGCACTCCACTTAGCAACGGTCTTGCTGGAGAGGAAACTCAGTCAGTTTTTGCTTTTAATAGAGCAAAAGATTGGTGTAAGAAGGCAATCTCGAACCTATTAACCAATACATCACTACTCAATTCTCCATCTCTTGCTGCTTCTGGCACTACAATTACTGTAACTACTCTTTCTCCTCATAATTTACAACCAAATCAATTTGTGACGATTGGTGGTGCTACACAAACAGCATTTAATGGAAAGTATCAAGTTCTTTCTGCTGGATTAACCAGTACTCAGTTTAGATATGTTGTTCCAACAGCTCCTGGAGTAAATAACGCTACTGGCGCTGTATATGTTTCTACTATCACAATTGATCCAATCAACGATGATGTAACCGTTGGTAGATTTAAAGACGGCAGCAAATTAATTACCTCAAACCGCCAAGAAATTATTGATAGAGCATCAGCAGAGATTGCTGTTCAGTTCCCCGATTTCTATTATCCTGGAGATCCTCAAACAACATCAATCTCTCGTTACAAAGACGCTTATCGCCTAATTCAGCAAAATAAGCAAGAGATTGTTGACGGAGCATACGCAGAAATCGCCATTCAGTATCCTACTTTCACCAATCCAGACCCTGTTAAGTGTAAGCGTGATATTGAGTTCTTTATTGATGCTGTTTCGCTTGATATTTCACTTGGTAGTGGTAACGTATATACACGCAAATTTGTTCAACAATATTTTACTAATGCTACTACACTGCTTCCAAATGGATTAGCAGGCGAAATTGATCAGTCAAATGCTGCTTTTGTTGCGGCTCGTAATTTGATGAAGTCCGCGTTGACTAATCAACTAACAATCAAAGATACTACTGTTACTTCTGGACCAGCAAACTACAGTGGAACTGGCGGAAATATTCCAAATACAAGTCCCAATTCATGTGCTGATGTAAGATTAGCAATCGATAGTCTTACCTTTATTGTTACTTCTAATTTAAGCGCAGGAAATATCACAAATCTTGTTGCTGAAGAGCGTTCAACAGTTGTTCCAGCGGGAGAACTCAAGTGTAAGCGTGACATCGGTTACATTGTTGATTCTATCGCACAAGACCTCTTCTGGGGTGGTAACGAGTTCACTGTTGGTGCTGTAAGAGAGTATTTCACACAAGCAGGCGCTCCAATTTCTAATGGATTAGTTGGCGAATCAGCAGAATCTGTTGTTGCTTTTAACAAAGCAAGAGATTGGTGTAAGAGAGCTCTTACTAATCAACTATACACAAAGAATCTTGCTCTATCAATTGGTCCCGCAACCGTTGGTGGTTCTGGTGGTAATGTTTCTTACAATGCCTCTGGAAACGGTGCTACCTGTACAGATGTACAATCAGCAGTAGATTCTCTATTCTCAATTGTCACCAGCGTTGTCAATGCTGGCAGTATTTCTGGTCTCCCAGCGGTAGACAATGGTGATTCTGATTGTGCTAATGTAAGACAGACTATTGATACTCTCACAAATATCATTACAACCACTCTTCTTGCTGGCAATACAAATAATTTACCAGTTAGAAATCCAGGTCCATGGTCTCAAGTTAGTGAAGCAAGCAAGTGTAAGCGAGACATTGGATATATTGTAGAAGCAATTACTTCCGACCTAAGATTGGGTGGTAATGTCAATACAATTAATGCTGCTGAAGCATATTACACTGGCAACAATCTAGATTATATTGAAAACGAAAAACTAGAAACTCTTGATGCTTATCGTTATGTAAGAGATTTGGCGATTTCTTCGATGAGAAATCACAATACTTATCTACCTAACGCAAGTACAACTTCTGGATCGCCTATTGTTACGGTAGGCAGCACAGTTGGATTGGCGGTTGGCATGAGAGTTCGTAGTGTCAATACCATTCCTACATCATCATCAAGCACTATAGCTTATACTACAACAATTCCATCAACAGCATACATTAAAAAAATTGGTGATGGAACAAATGGACTATCATCTAATCAAATTCAACTTGGAACTCAAGGAAGTAAATTAGACTTTGGATCTACAGTTAACGCAACAGCAACTTCAACTGGTGTTAATTTGTATGTTGAATTCACTCAAGGAGTTTGGGCTAATACTTTAAGTCCAAGCACTGATTCTAGTGTCATTCAAGATTACAATTATCTAGCTGCTGGTGATCCTGCTACTGGTGCTCCAGGCGGCGAATGTGCTTCAACTGCTAGCACAATTGTAAACTTCTATCAAATTCTATCTACTATTATTAATAGTGGTATTGGAACAGTTCCAAGAGTAGCTTCTTCTATCAATACTGGTGCTTTGGCACAAAGAGCTACACTCTTTAGTTTGACAGAATATGATAGCAATGGATTGCCAACTTCAAACCCACACCAGTTAGAAACTGGAACTCCTATTAGACTTGTTCCAAGAGCAAAATCTGGTGTTAATGTAGACAAACGCTTGATTCGTCTTCCTAAAGGATTTGACACAAATACTGTATACTATGTTATTTCTCCAGGAAGAATTACCGATCCATTTAATTACTCTACAATTGGTTCATTTAATGGTTCGAATCAACAAAATCTATTATTAGCAACTAGTGAAGAAAACGCTGCTGCTGGCATCTACATTTATTCATCTGAAACTGATGGAATTGACGCAAATGTAGAAATCGATATTTATCAGTATGTTCTTGATGTTAACTATGATCTACATCAGTATCAAACAAAAGTTGCTGCTGGATCTAGTACAATTCTAGAAACTGATAGACCACATGCTTTCGATAGACCATCAACAAACGTAGAACCACAATTAGTATTCTTCCGTGTTGGTTCTGACATTACTGGTTCATCACTTCCAACTCTTTCTCAGCAATTTGGTGGAACCACTATTTCTGGTAAAAATCTTTATTTTGTTCGTTATGTTAACAGCACTAGATTTACAATTCACGAAACATTAGCAAATGCTCGTGATAACATTGCGCCTGTTTCATTCCAACCAGGAAGTACATCAGTATTCTATACATTCTGCAACAAGCGTAGATCACCACTTAGATATGATCCTAAGATTGGTACTGCTGCTTCAGATGGTTGCTGGTATCTAGAAACTTTATCTGCTGGAAATACAATTATTCCCAGAATTAAATTATCTGATTATGCTGGTAGACTAAGAACAACAGATTCATATTTTGAAAGAATTGAAGATAGCAGAACTAAAGAAGATAGAATCTATCGTTTGCGTTATGTAATTCCTAAAAATCTTAAAACAGTCCGCGATCCAATTAGAGGATTTGTACTCAAGATTCGTACAGACGAAAAGAGAAGACTTTTACCACAAAAAATTCTTCTTAAGCCAACTTCAACTGGCGCAGATACTGCGACATTCCTTGCTCCTGTAACTGGAGAAAGACTCGGATTAACCAGAGCAGAACAACTAGTATTGAATCCAAACTTTACTTCTACTTATGATCCTTCTGCTTTCGGCAATCCAAAGAGACTTGAAACTAACTCAAAAGTATCTTTCACGATTCAATCGGCAAGAAAAGTTTTAGTAAATAACAAAAATTATTTACAGGTAACTGCTTTTGATGTTGGAATTGATGCTGAAGCATATAAGACAAAACTATTTACTACCGTAAGAATCACTTCTCCAGAAGGTGGTAATGGTGTATTTGTTTCCAGCGTTCCTAATTCAAACAGCACAAACTTAATTTCTTGGACTGGTAATTGTTCAGGAAGTGGTTATGTACATGGATATTTTGCTTATGAGAATAATTACTACATGATCTTGAAGGATCTTGCTGGTAATTCTAATATTGATTATAGCAATACAACTCCAACAGTCTTTACTCAAGGATCTGTAACTGCTACTCTAATCAGTGAACCAAATGATGGAAGATCGGATATTAATAATAATCCATATGTTGTTGAGGGAGCAAACGTCTATACATTAACTCCTGGTGATAGAGTAAATGATGATAACGGTGTATCTTACACGATCGCTAGTGTAGAAGATGTTTCTGATATGGAAAGCACTTTCTATATCTTTGATGTCAACACAATTCGTAGAAGAATCGCTGGGCAACAAGATGGAGTTTATTACCTAACTTGTGTAAGAGGTAATATTTCTCCATATCCAACTGGATCTGGAGTTGGCGAAAACTTTAGAAACTTTAAGTTCTCTCAACCAATTTCTAAGTTGTATCCAGAGTTCTATAAGAACGATCCAGAATGGTATAAGGGTGTAGATTTGACAACTACAACTCTTTCAGACCCACCTCCAACAGTTTCTACAGCAGATAACTATGTTCACGGTCTAGTTACAGTTAACGATGCCAAGAACAGCTTGACTAAGGAAATGGTTCTTGACTTTGTTCAAGATCCTGGAACTGGTGGATATACTTTCACTGGTACTGCTGCGATTCAAGCTCAATCAGGTTCTGCTTCTGCTGGTTCTGAATCAAGGAGAATTCCTATCAACGGAACTTCTCAGTATCCCACTGAAGGAAAACTCTATGTAGAACTTCGTCGCCCATCTATTGCTCGTTCTGGCAACCATACATTTGAATATCTAGGTTTCGGTCCTGGTAACTACTCCACTGGTTTCCCCGCAAGACAGGAAATTATTCTTACGGATGTTCAAGACTTCTACGCACAAGCTAAGCGTCAAGATGCTGGTATTGTATTCTACACTGGTTTAAACTCTAATGGTAACCTTTATATTGGTAATCGCAAGATCAATGCTATCACAGGCGAAGAAACGTTCCTAGAGTCTGCTAAACTTGTAGAGTCTTCGGATGAGGCGGATGTAATCGGTGGATTGGTAACGACATTTGATACCGCTGTAACGTTCAACGAAATTATTACAGTTAATGGATCTGAAGGCAAGGGAGAAAGTTTCTTCAATGCTCCGATCGTAATTAATAACACTACTGCGTTTGGTTCCGTTGAAAACTTCCCATCACTGAAGATTGTAACTGGCGAAGGAACAGTTGTTGGTTATGATCCTTATCTCGAAATTAATATTTCCCAGCAAAAGACTGGCGATATTATTCTCCACCAGGGAAGAATCCAGACAACTGTGGTTGATTTCAATCCACGAGGATTGCAAGATTATCAAATTATGACAGCGTTATCTAACGTAACGCCAGATCTTTCTAGCACATTTGGATCAGGACAATTACAGAATACTAACTTTGGAACTAAGTTCCCTCTAGTGTCTGGATTGATGCAGTTAAAGGGAAATCAAACACTGTTTACTGGTTCTCTAGGTTGGATTTATGCGAATGATTATATTCGTATTGAAAATCGTTCTGGTGGTGGATTTAACGCACAAGTAATTGGCATTCAAGGTGCTTCTTCTGGTACTATTGTTAGACTAACATGGAATGTTGGTATTACTAATACAGCATTACAAATTTCTTCCTCATCTCAAATTCGTATCACTGGCGCCACAGGTGCCCTTGCTCCTTTGAATGGAGTGTGGCCTGTTTATAGTGCTGTTGGAACTCCATTTGTTCCTACTGCTAATTTTGTTAATATTATTGTCAATGCTAATCTTCCACTATATACTGCTATTCCTCTTCCAAATAATGGATATCCAGTTGATGCCACTGCTCAACCAAATATTGTAATCGAAAGATCAAAAGCAGCATTTAAAGAATTTGGTGTTCTTGGTTCTGAAGCAATCAGAACGGAAACAGAAGCGATTGGAGATTACAAGTTAGGTATTAACACAGTTGCTCGTTCTGCTCATTCAGCACATCAAACTGCTTTTGTTTCTGCTGAAACAACACCAAGAGCAAACCTTGATGTTGTTGGTACAGCCTTCATTAGTGGCAAGAAGATTCTTTCTTACCTCACAGAAACAGGAACGACCAAGACACAAACCAATAGAGATGACGCATTCATTGTAGGTGGCGATAGTGCTAATCCGCTCACCACTGCTGCTACTCTAAGAATTTCTACTAATAATAATGGTAGGGTTGGTATTAATGTAAACAACGCAGATCTTGATAGAACTTTAGTTGTTTCTGGAAATGGTAGAGTTACTGGAGATTTTAGATTCCAATCAGATATTGAAGTTAATGGTGGTGACATCACAACAACAAACGCTGTATTTAATATCGCAAATGAAGCAAACGCCTTAACGTTCTCTGCTGGTGCTAATGCTACTACAGCAAATCTGTTTAATACTGCTACTAATTCACAAGTAGTAAATATTGGATCTTCGGTTGCGAATGCTGCGACGTTAAACGTTCATAACAATTCATATAATTCCATTGTAAATATTGGTACTGTTCCTCAAGTAACCAATCCAGCTACACCTACATCTCCTCCTTCTTCTATCATCACAATCGGTGGTGGTATAAACAATCCTGCCCAAAGCATTTTCAGAGTTAAAAATTATCAAACGGTATTAGAAGGTACTCTTGAAATACAAGGCAACCAACTTTTAGCTACAACTCCCACGCAAGAGTTTACATTATTCCCAACCAATTTAACATCGATTAAGATTGCTCCTACCGCTGGAAATGTCGAAATTGGTGGAACTGCTGGAACAACTGTACTTAAAAATGGGTTGAGGGTAAATAATAAAGCAACATTTGAAAGTGATATTGAACAAAACGGAGGATTCAGAAACTCTAGTGTTGGTGTAACTAGAAATATATTTGGTACTATTAAAATTAATACAGTTTCTAGAACTGGAAATACGGCAACTATAACTACTATAGCAGCACATGGATTAACAACAGGTCAACCAGTAACTGTATACTCTAGTAACTCTGTTTTTAATACTATTGGCACGGTGAATGTTGTTGTTGTGGATCCTACAACATTTAGTTACACTACTGTATCTAGTGGCTCTATCGCATCTACACCTGCTACTGGTACTGTAATTAGATCTGGAGTTGGTAAGTTTCATAATCCTGGTTCTTTATCTGGAATTGGTGGTGCCATAACAACTAATTTAAATGTTGATTACTATGAATATGTTGAAGATATTTCTGATGCCCAACCAGTTGCTGGATTGTTATCACTCACTAGTCCTGTAACATCAACTAAGTTAGTTATTAATAATAATACTCTACTTCCTGGTAATGCGTTTGTATTTTCGAACATTGGCAATCTTTCTGGAGTTAACACAACTACAACTTATTTTGTTATTGCTTCTGATGCTAATGGAATAACACTTTCCAATACTGCTGGCGGTAATCCTATTGTTGTTGGATACACTGGTGGATCTACTTCTCCAGGATCTGCGGTAGTTCGTCTTAAAAATACTTTAGTTGATACGTTAGGTGTATCTGAACTTAGCTCTACGGCAACAACAATACCACTTAATAATCCAAATGGATTGAATCAAATTGGAACTTATTTATTGATTGATGCTGAAATAGTTAAAACTACTAATCTTCCTACGATTACTTTCCCATATACTGTAGAAGTTTTAAGGGGGCAAGATGGAACAGCTGCTACAGTTCATTCTGATGGCGCAAAAATTGTAAAATTAAATAAATCGGAAAATGCAACTTATGTATTCCCATCGAGCGTAACAGATGTTCAAACTACTGTAAATCTTGCTGAATTTAGTGGAACTTTTAAACAAAATGATATTTTAAGAATTGATAAAAATTCTTCAGCAGAAGAATTTGTAACTATTACAGTAGTTAATACTAATGATGCCCAAACATTCTCTATTAATAATGGCGGATTAAACTCTGCTAAATTAACTACTTTCAATGTAGTAACTACTACAGGCGATACCACAATTTTAGGCGACGTTACCATTGGTTTTGATAACGGTGCTACATCAAGTACATCTAGTCTATCTGGTGTTGATATTATATCTGGCGGTGGAAATTTAAAAGTACACAATTCTATTGAATTAAGTGGAAATACTTCTACGTCTTTACCACAAAAACAATATTTTGTTATTACTAATGGATCATCTCCAAGACTATACGTGGAATCTGGTACTGGTAACACTAGGTTATACGCTGGTGCTAATCTACAGATTTTTAAAGATTCTTTCTTCTCTTCAGGAACTTTTGATAAAAATAGAATTGATATTGCGAGTGATATTTCGTTTGAAGTATTAGGCGCTTCTGGAAATACTAGAATTGCTGGTTCTCTAACAACGGGTGATGATGTTACTATTAAGAGTGGTCTTAGTGGAACCAACACTATAACCATGGATGCTCAGTTGGGCACAACTGTTATTGGAAGACCTTTGACTACAGCAGCAACTGGTGCTACCTTAACTCTTAATGCTACATATAGCACCTCTGCTCCAGGAATTACTCCTGTATTTGCGCTTGAAAATCTTGGAGTTAACAATGATAAGCCATTTAGAATTAGATTGGATGGTTCTATTCAGGCATTTGGTAAGGAAAACTTCTATACCAAGAATGGCGGCAGAAGAACTATTGCTATTGATTCTCAAAGCGGTAATTTGAATAATACTAATCAAAGGTTACAAACAAATACACAATATTTGGTAAGACCTACTGCTGAATTGATTCTATATCTGCCATTGCCTTCCGATTGTGTAACTGGAGATGTTGTTAGATTCATTGATATTCAAGGAAACTTAAATTACAATGTGTCTTTAAAAATTAGATCTGAAGTTGGTGTAAATATCCAAAAAACTCAGGGTGGAACTGGTGGATGGGCAGGTGGAGAATTAATTATCAATACTCCAAATGCAGCATTTGGATTAATGTATGTCGGTGATGTAGATTCCTCTGGTGTCACGACAATTCCAAGTGACAATAGAGGCTGGTGGTTGGTGGAGGTATAATACATGGCATATGTAGACGCAGTAAAATATAATAAAGTAAAATCTACCTTCGGATATCCTGTAGGAACAATTATTAATTGGTCTGGGACGGAAGATACTATTCCAACTGGGTGGAGGATATGTAATGGATCATTTTTAAACATTACTGCTTATCCTAAATTGTATAATTGTATTGGAATTACTTATGGTGGAACGTTGGGTTCTACTTTTAGATTGCCAGATATTAGTGGCAAAGGAATAATTGATATTTTTAAAGGTCACTATTCTTATTTAAAATCATCTAGTTCTACATATCCAGCAACTAGTGTAATGGGTGGATTAAGTACTAGTGCGTGGACTCCAATCGCATCCAGATCAATTTCTCAAGATCCATATTGGAGTCAAATTGGAGAAGCTAATAATGGTGATTCTGGATCTGGTTTTGGTAATCCAACTCCTTCTACTATTGATTTAGTTGGCGTAATAGATCGAAGTATGCCAGGATTAACAGCAACCGTGAGTGGTCTTGCTTTGACAGAAGGACTTCTTCAACGTGGATATGTTATTATGCCAAGAAAATTGGGTGACGGTCATATTCCAGTCCACCAGCACACTTTTCAAGTTGCGTCAGGACAAGAAATCTCCCATACTCAAGGAGACAGAGCAGCTCCTAGTGGATTTCGAAATATTTGGAGATTTCCTTGTTCTCAACAAGATCAATCAAGTACTGGCGAGTTTACTAGAGGTTTTAGAAATGTGACTGGAGGAGCAGTTAATCACTTTGTTCCTGGGGGTGGAAGCACAACCGCTACAACCGAAAACGGAGGTAATGGTTTTTCTGGGGGAGATCAATTAGCACATGTTGGTGGAACTAAATTTTGGCACACGAGCATAAATGCTGAATTTAGAACTTGGGATTCGATTGGTGGTCATACTCACGGATCAAATACAATTACTTTTACGAGTGGATTGAGTGTTAGGTCTTCAACTACTTATACTGATATTGTTTCTAGTAATGTGTCAATAGATAATTCAGCAGGACTTGATGCTGGAATCATAAATATGACTAGCACCTGTCCATCTCTTACTATGTTGTTCATAATTAAAGCTTTTTAAAATGGCAACTACTTATTCTTTTCAGAAAGGAAAATATGGAGGACCATGTGGTTCTATTTTTCCATATTTTAAACCCATGCAGAATTTAATTCCAACGGAGCAAGAATATGTGGACAATATTCCAGCAGGATATTTGCGTTGTAGGGGACAAATATTAAATGCTGATCAATATCCAAATTTAGCTTTAGTAATTGGCATAGGAGATTCCTGTATTTACAGAAAGACAGGAACTACTTTACAAAATCAAGTAAATGGTGTTGGTGGGCAAATACAGTTGCCAGATTTGGGGTCAAAATATATTACGGCTTCTACTACGCCAGGTAATTATTTAAATACAACTGCCACAAATACTCTCACGAATAGCGAGATTGAGAGAGCTGGAGTGGCAGTGGAAATAGTATCTAATGCTAATACTAGTAATCAAATTTCTTTTAGCTACACTGGAAATTTTGTTTTGTCTCAAAAAGATATTCCCGTCAACGGACAAGTTAGAATTACTGCTCCTTCCAGTACCACACGAAATTCTGTGGGGGAATCTGAAATTATGGGTCATGGACATGGAAGCACTTTATCTACAGGAAGAGAAATTCAATCTTTTTCATGTTGGAATGGCGCAAACGCACAACGAAATATTATCTGTAATAATCCATCTCTTCAAGGTAACGATCAAGTAATCACAGGAAGAGATTGGTCAACATTTCAATTAGATACTTATGGTAGTGAAACGGGAACTAATCATAGTCATGCTGGATTATTCCCAGCAATTACTAATAGTAGTTCTACCGCTACTATTAGAAGAACAGAAATACCTTCTGATGGTCTAACTACTAATGTTACATTGAATAAATTCAATAGATTTGCGATAGATAGGATTTCTGGAAAATTTATTTTATGCGAATTTTTAATTAAATTTTAAAGAAATATGGCTATTACAATTACGTCGTTAACTCCAACCAATCCGTCAGTATTTGCTGGACAGTCAATAACATTTGCTATTACTGCTTCCACTAACATATCTGGTGGTACTTTGACATATGATTGGCAAGTAAGTAGTAATGGCATATCGTGGTCTTCTTTGCCAAGTAATGGTTTTTCTAGCATAACAATCACAAATGTACCAATCACTGCTGATCAGCAACAGGTTAGGTGTGTTTTAACAGAGTTTTCTCCATATACACCAGTAACAACTACTTATAATGTGGTTGCTACTGGATCAACAGCTTGGTCTTTCACTGGTCTTGGCAACAATCCACCTCTTTCTGCAACTACTAGTGATACTGTACGATTTGATGTAAGTTCTACAAATAATAACACTTTTTATCTCAAAACTATTAATTCTGCTGGAGCAGCAAATGCTTTAACCACTGGTGTTACAAATAACGGTACGTTAAATAACAGTTCTACGCCAGTTAGAGTTACTTGGAATACTTCTGGTTATGCTGCTGGTACTTATTACTATGTTGCTGGAGAAAGACCATCAGATATGTTTGGTCCTATTACTTTATCTCCAGCAACTTCTAGTATAATTTCTCAAGTTAATAGCAACGAATTTAATCCACCCGCATTTCAAAGAACTCTAACAGTCTTATCTGCACCAACATTAGTTGTTACCGAAAATTACTTACCTTCTTATACTGTTGCTACTGGTTCCACACAAACATTTACTGTAATAGCAACTACAAGTAGCAATAATAGTAGTTTTATTAATACCATACAAGCAAATGTTAGTCCAATAGCTTTTCAGTGGCAACAAAGCACCGATGGTGGTTCCACTTGGTCTAATGTTACTTTAAGTGGAACTATAACACAAACAGACACTCTTTTGTCATTTGCGACTACCCCAGTAACATACTTTAAGCAATCTGTTCTTACTTTAAGTAGTATTCCTTTTTCTTTAAATGCGAGAAGATTTAGGTGTCAAGTCACTTATACAAAAGATACTGTCACCGCTTCAAATAGTCCAGTAACCACAGATACAGTATCTTTGTTTGTAAATCCGCAAATAATTATAACAAAACAACCAGGAACAGGAACTGATACTACAAGTACAATATCATATAATACAAATATTACTGGTAGTGGTGATGCTACATTTAGTATAACTGCCTTTACTACTTCTAGTGGAACAATATCTTATTCTTGGGAATATGCGTGGAGTGATTCTACAGATTTTTTGCCTATACTAACATCTAATCCACAGAATACTGGTACTCCATTTCAATTAGTTTCTGGAACTACAGCAAACGGTCCAATTCTACAGTTATCAAGAACTAAATTAAGAGCTGCTGACAGTAGCACACAATTATACATAAGATGTAGAATAAGTGGGTTATCTGGAGAAACAACAGTAACTTCTTCTATAGCATCTTTGTATTTAACTCAAACTCCTATATTTTTTCCTCCAGGAGATCAAAGTGCCATTGAAGACAAATATGGTCCTATTCCAAATAGGGATGCATTTCCAGAGTTACAGAATACTATAACTGTAAATGCTGGAGTTGATGTTTCGATTGATACTGGAATTAGAGGTCCAATAACATTAGGTTGGCAACGAAAATATGTTGGTGAGAGTACGTGGACGGATGTGGGAACTATAAAAAATGATAATGGTACTGATTCACCTCCAGCAACAAGCACCAGCACAAGTTCTGCGGGATTACATACATTTACTACACCTCCATTAAGAAGAAATACTGATCATTTGTCTCAATATAGATTGTACTGCATTTATTTAAGTGGACCAGATACAATTACTGCTTACTCAAATCCATGTACTTTTAATATCTTTAGAACTGTATATATTGATAATAATCCAGGAAATGCGGAAGTATTTGAAAATTCTATAGCTAGTTTTTCTATAACAGCTTCTCCATCTAGTGGAACAGTAATATCTTATTCTTGGGAATATAGTATAGATGGAACAACGTGGTCTCCTATTGTAGACAATGCTCCATTATTAAATGTTAATTCTATAACTTTTGTTAATTACACCGCAACTGTTACGTGCTCTTCTGCTCATGGATTAGTTGCTGGTGATAGAGTGTATATCAGTGGAGCAACACCATTGACATATAATGGAGTATTTACAGTTTTATCTACGGGACTCACAGCAACTCAGTTTAGTTATACCATGCTTTCTATACCAACTGGAAATGCTGTTGGACCTTTTAATGTACATAAAAATCCCAAATTTATAGGAATTAATACTAGTGCTTTATTAATTGAAGCTGCTGCGAATAGCATTCTACAGAGATTTTATAGATGTGTGATGAATGTTCCTGATTCTTTAGCTTCTGTACAAAGTTCTTTTGGAGTTTTAACACTTAGAACAGATAGATTTGTTGGAATTACATCCATCAATGATAAACAAGTACAAGAATTTAATAGCGTATCATGGACGATCACTGCTACATCCACTAGTTTATCAACCCCAGCATATCAATGGCAAAAAAGCACAAATTATAATCCTTCTTCTCCAGGCACTGCTACATGGAATAATATTACAGGAGCAAATTCTTCCACGTTTTTAATTTCGTCAGTAGCAACTTCTGATGCCGCATATTATAGATGTCAGGTAACTAGTGCTGGTTCTGTAGTGTCGTTTAGTAATGTTGCTAGATTAGAAGTTTTTCCAGTTAGAATAAACATAACAACAAATACTCCTACATCTGTTTCTATTGATGAAGATTTCGTTGGAACTACACTTTCGGTGGTTGCTTCTAGCACTACTCCAGGAACAATACAATATCAATGGCAACTAAAGGCTAGTGGTACTTCTACTTGGACTAATGCTCCAGTGGGATTTAATCAAACTAATGCGAATGGATTTACCTACAGAATTTTAGCTCCCTCTAGAACAATTAACAATGGAGATGCTTATCGTTGTGCCTTAACAATAGTGGGCAACCCGAATACTTATTATACAAATGAAACTGTAGTTACTGTTAATAGAATATTTAATTACTATTCAGATGCGGCGATAAAAGTTGTAACATCTGGGTCAACACTAGTTTTAGATTTAGCACCTATTTATACAGGAGTAGATATTCCAACCTATCAGTGGCAAGCTAGTACTAATGGTGGATCTTCTTGGTTTAATTTATCTGACGGTGTGAATGGACCCTTATATAATATTAATATAGATGGTGCTTTATCGTCTTCTATGTCTCTTTTTAATGTTCCATCTACTTTATCAACTGCTAGATTTAGGTGTGCTGTTTCTTTTAATCAGGTTACAGTTGTGAAGTATTACAGAAGTATTCCCATAACTTTACCTATTTCTCCAGCAGGATCTTTATTTTATACCGCGACAATACAAATAACAGTGACAACTGGCGTTATACCAGTTCAATATTATGGAGATCAAAGACAAAAAGTTGGTGCTGCGATTGGCACAGTTGTGTGTGTTCCTAAACCAGCAAATTATCTCGAAGATCCATCTGCTACAACGGATGATGCTGATAGGTGGAAAATTGCTTTGACGGGGCAACTATCTACTGGTAGTCCTGCTCCAGGAGTAAACGCAAACACTGCTCCATATGGACCAAATGATAGATTTCCAGGATTTATTGAAATGCGTGGGCAATTATTAAAAGCACAAGATTTCCCAGAGTTAGCAAGAATACTGGGAAATACTTATGGTGGAAATATCCCATCTTCGAGACAATATCCAAATTATCAAAGTACTGATGTCTTTAGATTACCATGTCCATATGGTAAATATCTACTGGGCACAGGTAATGTAAATAATAATAGATCTTCACCTTCTGTTGTACCTTTATATGCCCCAGATGGATCTTCTGGTGGTCAAATAGGAACTGCTGGGTCTATGGGTGGAGAATATAATTTTGAAAAATATGATCAGTTGCCTCCAGGTAGTCCTAATATAAGTGGAGAACCAGATGGTACGGCCCCCACAGTGTCTCCTTATTTGTTTACAGTTGGAACATTTAAAACTGATGGTTGGGAAAGATGTACTATTGAAGCGGAAACACAATTCGTTGGAAATACTAGTTATGTAATATCTGATACCAGTGGAATGGGAAGAATTTCATTAAGTACTCCTCCAGGTCATACACATAGAATTAATGCGATTGTATATAGCCCATCTAACAGAACTGGCAATTTTGGTGGAGAAGGAGATTGTGGTGCTAGACAATCATTCTCTGCATTTGGTCAAATAACTGAAGGTCCAGATGGTATCATAAGTAATACAAGAAATCCTAGCAGAGTACATAGTCATGCAATTTCTTTTGACCCAAATGATTCTACTTTGGGACAAGGATCTGGAGCAATTATTTCACCACCATCTGGCGGTGGTGGTAGTACTTTTTCTTTTACTAGTCCAGGAATTTATTCATTTGTAACACCAGCGGGTTCAACTGGATTTACTTTTGTATTAACTGCTGGATCTGGCGGTGGTGGTGGAAATGATGCTGGCAATCCTGGATCTGCGGGTGGAGCAAGTGCTAAAGCATTTGGATCTTGTACAAATATTCCTGGTGGATCTAGTATAAGAGTTGTAGTTGGTAGAGCTGGAGGTGGTGGTACTGGTTGTGTGGCAGGAACTGGTGCTGGAACTGGCGGAAACTCATCTGGAACTGGTTTTGGTGGAGGTAGAGGTGGTAACGCTGGTGGAAGTGGATGTTCTGGCGGTGGCGGTGGCGGTGGTGGCACCACTTTTATGTTCTGTGAATCAGTTGGTTCTGGACCCAATCCAGCAGGATTACAAGTAGGAACACTATTAGCAATCGTTGGTGGTGGCGGCGGCGGTGGTGGTAGTGGATTCCATAGAGGAGTTACGAATCCACGATTTGATGGTGGAGCTGCTTCGACTTCATGGGCTTCTTCTAGTATAACTTCTAGCAATTTTTACTCAAATCAAGCAGCATTACAATTTATACCATATGGACAATCAGTTACACAATCTGGTAAGCAAGGTGGCGATAGATCAGGCGACGGTGGCGGCGGTGGCGGCGGCGGTGGCGGTTTTCAGGGTGGTGCTGGCGGAGCACAAGCATCAGGAGACGTAAACGCTCCAGCTGGAAGTGGAGGCACTAGCGCATATAATGGAAGTTTCTTCTCTACAGCTCCCACATTAACTACAGGAAATAGTGGAGGAGCTGCTGGAGGTTCCAATAATGGTGGAGTAGATGGGTCGGCATCTATTACTATAGATGCTGTAGTTAGCGTTCCAGGAACTCCCGCAACTGGAGGTGGTGTGGGCAGTGCTGATCATGGGGATAGTTGGGGGGTTTTGAGAGGATCTGCGAACCAATTTTTATCAGAAACAATAATTCATCAGCCAGATACTACAGGTGGTTCTACGGAAAGTTTGAACATTAGTTTTCCTTCGGGAACTGCTACTATGAGTGTTAGGTCTAGATCTAATTTTGATAATTATCTTTCATTTTACTTAAGAAATAATGAATCTATTGCATTACAACAACCTTATTTTAGATTGAAATATCTAATAAAAGCTTTCTAAATAAAAAAAAGAACAAACTCATGGATAAAATTTTAACGTTATACATTGATCCTAATCGAAATCATCCAGATGTGATGAATCCGATTATTTTTGTTTATAAAGGATTTCAACTTTTATTAGATAAAAGTGACGAGGAAAAAATGATTACTTCGTTGCCAGAATTTTGGAATACTGAGCAAGATCAGTTACATTTATTCACCGCATTTTCTGATGGTAATTATTATTGTGAAAGACAAAAAACGGTGTATAATTATTCAACTAAATTATTTGAGAAAGTTCCTTATGTTTTTGATGCGGCTGATAAGGAAAAATCTGATGAATTTATTGCTTTGTTGTCTGGATTTTTTCAAGACATTAGGATACAAAAACAGGATGATCTACAGCAAAGTATTTTGCGTTCATTGAGTAATACTTCTTTAACTCAAACATTTATTTTAAATACTAGAAAAAATATTTTAAGTAAAACTGATTATTTGTTTATTGGCGATTATCCCATTTCAGAAGATGCCAAAACCAAATGGGCCGAATATCGTCAAGGATGGAGAGACATAACAAAACAAGAAGCATGGAAAACTGATGAAATTCATAAATTAAATTTTCCAATTTCTCCATCAGAAAAAGATGATTTTACTCTTGAAATTATACAAGAGATGGGTCAAGGAGATCCTTTAATCAGTAAATATGTTGAATCTATTAAGAAAGATCCTGATTATGAACAGAAATCAGCAGATTTAATTAATAGGTATTGTGAGTATATGTTTAAGAGTAACATTATTAGTAGTCTTTCTAGATTTAAATTGCCAATGTTTGATCTAAAATTTAATAATTCATTTGATTTAGAAGAACCACCAATCAATTTCATGGAAGAATTTTCAGAATTTGCTGAACGTGTGGATGAACAATTGAAAACAATTAGTGAAGAATTATCCATATCTTCAATTATTGCTTATTATCGCAATATAAATGGCAATACAAACTTAACTCAAGAAGTTATTGATATTCTTGAAGAATTACAGAGTACTTCGGAAGGTGATAAAGAATGAAAAATATCAAACCAGTTATAGAATTTATTAAAGACCTGGCAATTTGTTCTGGGGAAGTAGTCATGAGAATACGTGCGGTGGGTCCACTAAATTGTAAAGATCCAGAAAAAGTTAAAAAAATATGGGAATACTATGAAGATAAAGTTCCCTACGAAATTCTTGATGAATTGAAAAGTTATGGTGATATATACTGTTATTTTGCTACAGCAAATGAAGCTTCATCAAATGCGGCATATTGGTTCCCCCCACCGCAATTAATAAATGATTCTGAATATGATGATATTGATCAAGATTATTATGTTTCAGTTGATTGTGTAGACCAACGAGGATTGCCAGTTATAGGATATTAAATATGACATCTAATTATTCGGCATTTGACGTTAGTAAAATTATATCCATATTGCGAAGAAGAAATATCTCAGTATCTTTTGAAGAAGTCGAACAATTGTATCGTGCGTTTGATGATATTTTTCCAATATTGCTAGAATCTAAAGCAGAATCTAAAAAATTTTTTGAACCTAGAGCACAAGTAACATATTATAATTGTGATAATTCCGAGATTGTGAAATTAGCGAATTATAATCCTTATTATGATGCTGGTATGTTATTTGAAGAAAGAGATAAAGTTAACATGCAACACATTATAAATTTTTTAAATTATTTTGATAGTTTACAAAATTTGTATTTTATTGATGCTCCTAATGTGTTCGGTACACATTTTACTGCTGATATGGAGCATATTTTACATACGGAATATAATTTAAATTATGTCAATATGAATATTTTTACCGAAAGTGATTTGAAACAATTTGTTGCGTATATGCCAAAATTTTTAGAATTTTGTCAAGATGATGGGATGAATATTAAATCATCTAATGTTGGAATAATTTCAGTTGTGGTAACTCCAGATCACAAACCTAAAAAATTTAATTTTTCTATTCCAGCACAGAATGTATCTAGACTAATTGGAAATAAGGAAAAAGAAATAGAGTCAATTATTAAAACTTTAAACATAGACTCTATGGTAAAAATTGGATTTTATTTTATAGGATTGGATCAAAATAAGTGGTCTATACAATTTAATGATGTTGAAAAAATTATTGAAGATTTAAATATTACTGAAGAATTGAAAGAAACAATAAAATATAAAAAAGATTGTGGTATTGCTTATGAATTAATTTGGAATGGGGATTCAATAGAAGAACGCAACTTACTTTTGTACGAAGAAAATTAATTTTTGTGTTGGGCTTGACAGGGGGTTGACGCCTGTGCTACAGTAGCGGAGCACTGAACAGGACACCCATGAAAGGCATCATCGATTACGGCGACGACGGCGTGGTTCCGATGATTAATTCGGATGACGTTGAAAATGTCGTCGAAAACATCCTTGAGTATGTAGAAGCACGTTTTGACATCCTTGACAAGCAAGGTGGTCGTGATGGTGACATCATGGCACTTTGTCAAGAGTTTTATGAGTGGGGTTCCGCAGAACAAGGCGACGAACTTTCTTATTTTGTCTGTCCGTCTTTTGAATAAACCTACATAATACTAAACACATTAGGACAATGACTACGCCCAACTGGCAACACCATTCTAAGAAAGATGCCAAACGCACTCTGAAACCTCAGATGTTGCGTCAGGCAAAAGCTCGCAAACAAGCACTTAAGCGTCAACTGGAGGTAATCAAATGACTCATTACGATAAACTGATTGATTCCATCGTTGATGAAATCTACTACGTTTGGACTGAATGTTCCAGTTGGAATGAAGATGACCAAGAAACTGCAAAAGAAGCAGCACATCGTATTCTTCAACACGTAGAAGAGTTTCAAACTGTTCGCACTAAACTTACACAATGGAGGGCATCTGACTGATGGCATTATCACAATCCGTAGAAGAATCACTGAACGAAGCATCTGCCGCACTTCGCAATGCTTTAGCATATGCTGCTCGCCAAGAGCGTCCAGTGGTCTGTAATAGTATTTCAGAGATTCTGTGTCGTATCGACCAAATGAAGTCTTTTGATGGTATCTTAGATAAACTTGATGAAATGACTAAAGATGTCCCTTTTTAAGATTGATCGAGCAGCACTATACGAAGTGCCAGTTAAAACAACCCCAGTGAATGTTAAAGAAGCAAACGAAGGGTTGTTTTACTCTAAAATGACTCTACCTGCTGCTGCTAAACACTGCGGTATGACACAAAAAGAAATGAAACTTACATTCTTTGAGTATCTTAAATATCACCAATGCACATATGTAAGCGAATCCCAACACAATAGTGATTGATTACGGTAATGAGCGTCTCAACCAAATATATAGAGACACATGGCCTAATTTGGGGTGGGCAAAACGCATGGATATTAAAGCAGGAAATCTTGTAAAGTATATTGGATGCTCTATTGAGCAAGTAAGATGGGGGTCCAACGATGATCCAAACGGTATTTTAATAGTGGGCGACAAATATTATGTTGAGCATGTGTATGTACATTCTCAACATACTAAAATAGAACTTAGGGGAGTAAAAGGTAAATTTAATTCTGTATGTTTTGAGAAAGTATGAAGACATTATCTGAAAGTGATTGGGACAATATTCATAAAATACTCCCATATAATTTGCCATCAATTAATCCAAAGTATACTACGTTAGTAGGTATTCAAGAGCAAATTGAAGAAAAAGAAGTAGGCGATTATATCTACTATTTGGAGCAAAATGCTCCTTTTGAATTGGGTGAAGATGGTAAACCTTTGCCTCAATATGACGAGAATGGAAATGCTATTCCTATTTTTACTATTGTACAATGTTGGGTAATTGAAGATGACGCATGAAGAAATGCTTGAAGAAGCAGCGAAACGAGAAGAAGCAAACAAAGTTATCACTGCTAAAGTATCCGAAGAGGATTACCAAAAAGTTTTAAATGCTGTTGAAGAAAAAGAAAACGAGCGACCATTCTATCGTTTCTTTGCGATTGAATACTTTGCCACTGGAGAGGGTATGTCTTTCTGGTTAAAAGTATGTCGTAATTATCAACAGTTTGATGACAGAGACAGAGACCTTGAAAGGTTTGTTAAGTTTATTGGTGAAGGTGCCGACCATTACATTTATGGTCTAACACAGCCTACACAAGAAGAGTTTATGACTCAGTATGCTAATCTGATTCCACCATATATTGTGAAGATGATTGAGCGTAGAGATCAACCAGGATTTGATTGGGAAACACATTTCTACTTTAATTATTCATAATGGACGACAAAACACTATTCAACCCAGACGAGTTTCTGCTGGATAATATCAAATCCTACCACTATGAGGTGATGGATGAAGGCGAGCATGTGTGGATGGCATTCTACCTTGAGAATGGTAACACAGGGCACTTGAATATCTTCCTCAACAATGGTAAAATCAATACCAGATACGAGGAATGGGATGAGGTTTAAAGAAAGCAAATGGGAATACTTCTTAGAAGGATTCCACTATATTTGCTCTGCCATTGAAGCCTACAATGTAGGGCATGAATGGGGTTATGGAGAGTTTTGGGAAACCATTAATGTTGGTTGGTATTATGAATATGTCTATCCATATGACGATCCATTTGTTATTCACATTCCTTCACCCGAGCGTAAACTGAGATTAGCAGAATGAATAAAACTGATAGTATATTAAATTTTTTTATTGATAAAATTCGGCAACAAGATAATATACCAACATTTTTTGATAACTTTGTTTTTTATCTATTGGAAAATGGATATAATGATAGACAAAATATATTAAATTTTATAATAGAATCAAAAATAATAAGATTTCTTGATTTTGAAGATAGAATAAAAAAAGTTAAATTTTTATCAACAGAAGATTATCGACAATATACACAAGGAGTTCATTCTGTTACTAAATGGAAAGGAATGAATATGTTTAAATCTTGTGTTGATTTATCTGTTTATACAATGTTAATTGATGAAATAAAACCAGACATAATTATTGAGTATGGTTCTGGAAATGGATCGAGTGCTATTTGGTTATCGGATATGTGTGTAGCATTGGGTTTAAAAACTAAAGTTATTAGTTATGATATTAATAGAATTTCATTAGAAAATTTAAATGTTGAATTTATTAATATAGATCTCAAAAATTTAAAATTTGATAAAAACGATTTTGGTGGAAAAAAACTAATAATAGAAGATGCTCATTCTCATGTATATGATACTTTGTTAAAAACAGATGAATTACTAGAAATAGGCGATTATTTAGTAATTGAAGATAGTATACCTAAACAAAATATAATCTCAAATTTTTTAATGTCCGCAAAAAACAAATATGTTGTTGACAACTATTATGTTGATTTTTTTGGCATAAATTCTGGATCGTTTGAAAATAGTATTTTTAAAGTAATATAATCTGTAAAGCATGGAGAGCAGCAGAATGAAACTCTTTGATTATTACCACTACGAAGATTACGGGCACGAATGGTATTTCCAGTTTCTTGGATTGTATCCACATTTCGCATTGATTGATGTTGTTATTCAGTGGGATGATTACCCTGCCACGGAAATATTCCCTATGCTGCTGATTAGCTTTGGTAGTCGCTCACTCACAGGATTCTCATTCCGCTGGAAGTGGTTTGAGATTCGCTGTGATTTTCTGACATTCTCACCACGCAACTTTGACAGATACCATCGTGGAGACTCATATCTATGAATGACATGTATATTTGGACTAAATCGAATGTTTTAAGCAAAGAATTTTGCCAACATGTCATTGATAAATTTGAAATAGATCCGAATAAAACAGAGGGTCGGATGGGTCGAGGGCGAATGGATCCATCAATAAAAAAATCTACCGACTTATATTTACATGATAGTTTATCATGGAGTGATAACTGGAAAGAAGAAATAGATACGTTTTATCAGTCTTTAAGTCAATCGCTCTCGGAGTATGGTGAGTTTGTTATCGAAGAAAATAAAAAAGTTGGCGTTGATTATATTCCTCATTATATGTTTCTAGAAACTCATGATGGTGGGTATCAAATACAAAGAACTAAAGTAGAAGAATATTATCACTGGCATGGCGATGACTATTGTGATGAACATAGTATGAGAATAATTACTTACATTTGGTATCTTAATGATGTTGAAGAAGGAGGGCATACACAATTTCATACTGGGATTAGTATTAAACCAGAACAAGGTAAAATTTTACTGTTCCCATCTACTTGGTGTTATCCTCATCGTGGATGTCCTCCAGTTAGTAATACCAAATATATTGTAACTGGTTGGTTATATCAAAAACATCCGCATCTTTGTAATTTATGACAACATTCTCTCAAACATGCTATAAACCATATGACAGGCACAAATATAAACTATTCTATGCCAGTGGTAAAGTAGAAACATATGAATGGTATGATGAAATCATCGCACGATGGTTACAAACACCAGCTGGTCACCTAACACATGTTGAAGTTATTGATAGGAAGAAAAAGAAATGAGCAATCCATTACTTGACAAATACGAAGAAATTTACGGCGAAAAGAAAGAGGAAGTTGTAGAAGAAAAAAAACCACCCATTCATGTGTTTAGAGATAGTTTTTTATCTGGCCTGCGTGGAGGTATGGCAGATGATATTATCACTATGGGTGGTGGCGCAGATACTATCAACCTGAATCCATATGATACTAAACAAGGATTAACTATCAATGGTGGGTCAGAAATCATGGATAGTGGAGCATTTGTCATTCCTGCCGCTACTATAAACAATGGTGCTATGACTATGGATGGTAGTTATATCAGACCAAACGCACTGATTAGCAACGGCACAACTGTATCAGCACATACACCAAACACATTCATGTTGCCACAAAACACACAAATGGATAAGCATTTATGTAAGGTGATGGATGATTTGGCAAAAGGAAAAGCAGTTTTATCTGCTATCTCAGCAGAAGTTGATCAAGCATTTACTGGATTTGGTGGGCAGATAAAATATACTATTGAGATTGTAGGCAGGTATCCATGAACCCGTCTGATAAGGATAAGTTATACATCACATTATTTTTACTAATGCTCTTCCTGCTTGACATGTGCGTGGTGGGTGGTGTATTATTACATGGTAAAGCAAACTTCCCTGAACTGCTTAAGCATCTACATGGCTAACAACAACTCTTCTTCTGGTGGTGGTATCGGTTTCACTGGTATGCTCACTATTCTGTTTATTGGTCTGAAACTTGCTGGGGTCATTTCCTGGCCTTGGGTGTGGGTATTGTCTCCCCTGTGGATTACTCTTATTCTTGCTTTTGTTGTCATTGCTATCCTGCTGCTCGTTTCAAAATGAGGAAAGTCGTAGTCAAACCTAAATCTAGCAAGGCAAAGAATCGTCTTGCTAACATTATGGAAAACAATCCTGTTTGTATTGTAGAGCAGGATACTGGTGGTGAGTTGTTTCTTGCCTCCGAGAATCGTAAATACTTTATGTGGGTCAGCACCCGCACTGGCACTAATCGTTTTGGTGACAAATCTGATGCTCATTGGGAGGTGATTGAATGAAACCTAAAACCCGTGTTATTTTAGAACAAGCAATCGAAGAAGGTGTGCGTCGCGGTTGGCATCTCGCACACAAACATGTAGAGAATCCTTTGCCAAGTGCCATTATGGAGCGCATTGACGAAGCTGTAATGTCTGCAATCTACGAATACTTTACCTTTGAGGAGGATGAATGAGTTTTTCTAAAACTGTTTCTGTGTTTGCTGCTCTCGCAAGTATCTTTGCTGCTGGTGCTGCTGGTTGGAAGCTATCACAAGATAGCACACCACAAGACACTTCAGTATTTGAGAAAAAGATTGTTGAGTTGGAGAATAAACTTGAAGAGGCACAACAACCACAAGTTACTCCAGCACCATTAAAACTTCCAGTGCCAGTGGTTCAAACAGCACCACAACCTGCTACACTACCACCACCGCCACCACCTGTAACTACCACTGAGACAACACCATGACCTACGACGAACTCTACGAGCACATTGTCAGCTACATTGCTCAACCACTGGATGACAAGCGTAAAGCATGTCTGATTCTGGGTGCTGTGATGGAGTTTCACCTTGATTGTCTTGATGAAGGTGTAGATCCTCGCACACTTGATATGACTGGTTTTGTGAATGAGAAACTTGATGAACTGGAGGCAGTAAAATGAGCGGCGGTCACTTTGGAGATTGTGGTTACGATTACTACAAGGTAGCACAGTTTGCTGATGAGTTGGAAGTAGAGATTGATAATAATGGTAAGGATAAGAATGAAGATCGCACTTATGGTGAGCGATGGTATCCTAACCATGACCCTGACGTGATTGATGTTTTACAAGAGCAGATACCCAAACTGCGTAAGATGGCAGAGATTATGAAGCACATTGACTATCTCTACAGTGGTGACATTGGTGATGATAGTTTCCTGTTGCGTATGAAAGAAACGGAGGCTAAGTATGACTTCTAAAGTAAAGTTTGTCTATGTAACTCGCACGATTGACCCCAAGACACGCATTCATTACTTGGATGCGATTGATGAAAACGGGCAGCATTGGATGGCAGAAATGTCACACAAAGAAGAGCCATGGTTGTGCTTCACCGATCAATGGAAAAAAGATTTACAGGTGCCCTATGACTGAACAACGCAAACTATGTAAAGATTGTCTCCACTATAAGAAAAGTTGGTTAGGTCATCTTTTTAGGAACAACTCACTTGATAGGTGTTACAACCCAATCATAACTGGTGATTTGGTGACTGGAGACAAAAAAAGTGAAAGTTGTAAAGATGCCAGACATTTTGAGATGTATTGTGGTAGAGCTGGTAAGTATTTTGAGCAACTATGGAGAGATAGGAAATGACTGAATATCAACCAACACCACAAACACCAGAGCAAGTAGATGAAGGTCTTCGTAATGCTATGAGACAAGCAAAAGAAGATGGTGTATTTGACCTTGATAAACTACTTGATAAACATTTCAAGCGCCCACCATCGCTGTGGAATATCATGCGACATGAGCTAGGATTCTCTATTGATATGTGTGATGAGATTGTAGAGGCAGTGGAGCGATGGTTGCCGAAGGAAGACCCACGACCTTCATATGATACGATGCAGTGGGATAAATGTGTTAGAATGATGCGTGAGAAACTTTGGGAGCAAACAGAATGACTAAAGAGCAAGTAGAAATGTTGCGCGATCTAATCAAAAGTGAGATTGATTGTGCTCAGATTGATGGCATGGAGCACGGTGCATGGGGATGGGCAGAGAAACGACTAGATGAAGGATGGGAAACCTTTATAGATAGTTTCAAGTTTAACATGACGGTGACTTAACATGGGAATGTTTGATTATTTCCGCTCATCATATGATTTGGGCGAACAATTCACAAATGTAGTGTGCCAAACTAAAGATATTGAAGATGGTATTGGTGGCACGATGACAGACTACTGGTTAGATCCAAGTGGTCTTTTGTGGTATCCAAGTTACATTGGATGTAGTGAAATGGAAATCTATGAAGAGGGACATCCAAAGTATGATCCAGATCGAAAATGGTTAAACTTTGAATGGATTCCTACTGGAGTTCATGGTAGGTATCAACCATGTTATATTACACGATACATTGAAGTATATCCTGCTAACTGGAAAGGAAAGTGGGAAGACTGGCCGCGCTTGCGTATTCACTTCAAGTATGGTAAAATTCAAGATTATCAGGATGTGACAGGACGATGAGCACAACGACTTTCACTTACAAAAGCGATGAACTGGTCTGTATGGGTGAACGCTACCCAGGCAAGACACTGACAATCTCAACGAAGTGTGACGACCTCAACGCACACGAGTTGCTTGACATTTTTAAATCTTTCATGTTAGGATGTGGTTATGCCGAAAAAAGTTTCTACGATGCCTGCTACGAAGCCTACCAAGAGTACCCGCTCTACCGTCAAAGCGGAAACGGATCAAAACTGGGGGAAACTAACAAAACAGAAGAAGGATACAAAGACCCCTACTGTTACCCAACAGGAATGTGATCTTAAACTCAGCAATGACCCTGATAAGTTTCCTCATCCTGGATTCCCTATTCGCCTAGAATACAAAGACGGTAACGACAAGAAAACTTGTTGGTTTCAATGCTATGATCACTTTCATAAACATATCACACGATACAAAGTAACACAGTATGAAGCACTTACGAATGATGTGGCGCTGGTGGGCAAAGTCGCTGGGACAAAAGGCAAGCGAGTGCGATAAAGAATCAGATAAGGTTGCTATCATTCGCACCTTTATCTTCGCTACATATCTCATCACCAATGCTTTTATTGTAGCGGGTGTGGTGAGACACTGGAATGATAGAAACATTAACGTTGAGGTAGAAATCTATGAAACTCCAAACAGTTCCGAAATCCTACACACAAAAGGATGGCACAATCTGGGAATGGACAGAGACACCAGAATTGAGGGCGTATATCGCTCAGGCACAATCAAAAACCGCACTGGAGAATTTGAATGAACCCCCAAAACGAGCACCCCGAAATAGCTGAAGTTGACTGGATTGATGATACATTCCGTGTGGAAGAAACTCGCTGGAAAACTTGGCGTAGTTATACGAAAGAAGGAAAAGAACTAATTACATCACTGAA